TTTAACGTACCATTTGGACATTATAAAAAAGTCCCTGAAATTTTTAATAAAGACCAGTTGTATAAAATACAAAGTTTGATTAAGAATGTAAATTTTTATTGTCAAAGTTTTGAAAATTCCCTAGAAAATGTTGACATAGGAGATTATGTATATTAGACCCACCTTACGCAAAAGAAAATAAAAAATCTTTCGTAGGATACAATAAGCAAGGTTTTGATTTAGATACACATATAAAATTGTTTTCAATGGTTAAAAATTTAAAAGTTAAGTTTTTAATGAGTAATAGTGACGTACCTTTAGTCACTAAGTCATTTGTAGACTATCAAATATTAAAAATAGAAGCAAGAAGAGCTATTAATTCAAAAAATCCTGGTTCAAAGACTATGGAGGTTATAATTAGTCATAAAACTGACTAATTTTTCTTTATATAATTCATCATCTCCCCAAAAAACAGGTATATTTTTATACCTCAAATATTCTAATTCACTTTTACAATTATTCTTAAACCAAGAAGATAGACAATAAATATATACAATTTTATAGTTTGGAAATAATCTTCCGTATTCCCAAACTTTGAAATCAGGTGTTTGTATCTTTTCACAAACTGAACCACCTACTTTTTGAAATTTTTTTTCAATTATAAAAACAATTTTTGTTTCATTATTTATAAAACATTCGTCTGGTCTTTTACAACCATGAGCTGGATTGATTGTTGTATTCATTGTATTTTTCATAAATTTAAATAATTTAGTTTTATTAGCTTTTATAAATTCTGTTTGAGACGTCTTAAATTTCACCAATTCAAAACCGTTTACTCTTTTCGTACATTCTATTTGTGAATCTAGTAGAGTTCTACTTTCGTAGGAAAGTCCATTTTTATTAGTATTACTCCCTCCAGCACCAGTTCCTCTATTTTTAATCATAATAATAGATATAAACACAATTTTTTAAGTAATAAAAAATATTTACTATTACTATAATGTCAAAATTCGCTAATTTAGAGTTTACTCCTTTGAAAAAAAATTTATACAGTCAAGATAGAGATGAGATGAGCCCAGCATCTGTATTTACAGCTCCAACTTTACAAAAAAATGAAACTTACACTACAAATCCTAAGGGTATGTGGTGGGTATGTGGTAATGGTATGTGTAGTATAAAATATACATCTAGGGGACAACCTCATTTAGTTGAGGGTGTTGCTCAAACTGAACATTGGATTCGTCAAAATGGACAATGGGTAAATACTGGAAAACCTTGTCCTAATTAATCATAAAAAAAATGTTGTTTATTAGTAATGTCTAGAAGAGCACCAGAAAGACCATTAGCAATACCAATGATGTCAAAATTTAAACAAATGGAACAAAAAGAAGGAATGCGTACAAAAGTATGGGGACCTCCTGCTTGGGTATTTTTGCACACAGTAGCTCATAATTACCCATTAAAACCAACAAGGCAAGATCGTAAAAATTATAAAAACTTTTTTAAAAGTATTGGATACATACTTCCTTGTAAATACTGTAGAATGAGTTATCAACAATATTATAAAGAGCTTCCAATAACTAGGTTTTTGAATTGTAGAGAAAACGTAGCTTATTGGATCTTCCTAATACACAATAAAGTTAATGCAAAATTAGGAAGATGTCAATTAAGTTTGAAAGACTTTAAGAATAAAATAAAACCAAGATATGATTCTTACAGAGCTAAATGTAAACCAACTACTCCTGAAGAAATAAAAGCTGCAAAACGTGTTAAAGGATGTGTATTAGCTGCTTCAAAGAAAACTAAACCTCTTAAATGTAAGATAAGCTTTGAAGTAGATAAGAAAGCAGCTAGAGCTGCAGGATTCAGTACAAAAAGGAAGAAAAATTAACTATATTTTATTCTATTCCTCATTTCTCTTCTCTTTAACATTCTGTATTTTTTATTTTCTAAAATAATATTTTTCAATTTATTATTAAGTGTATCTATAGGATTAGGTTTAATCCTAGAGATATCTTCAATAAATTTTATTCTTTTGTTACATATTTCCGTAACAGACTCAGTTGTATTTTTTGGAAGTCTCACATTAGGTTTTATAGGAAATCTTTCTTCTGGTAAAGGTTTAAAGAAAACCATTGACACCTTGAAATATTTGTGTAATTTTTCAATAAATTTTTGAAATGTTTCTTTTCTAGGGTTGTACCATTTATAATTGTACTTTAAACAGACACCTTTAATCAACATTATTTTTTCAATTTTAGCAACATAAAGAGCATCATCTTCAAATTTTTTATGAATAAAATACAATTGTAATATCATTGATTCTACTTTGAGACATGGTGTTTTTCTATCTATTTTTTTAGTCTCATTAACCATTCTTTCTTTTTTAAGATTTATATGGAATTTTTTCCATTTCTTCCATGAATAATTTAAGGTTTTATGTGTACTTAAAAATTTTCTTTTTATTTTTCTAAAACTACATGGTTGATGTTTAGACTTTACGACTGTCCATTTTTTATGTTTATAAATCCAATCATTTTTTGTCCTAGAGCACCTATAATATTTGTACCCTGTTGTTAAACAGGTATAACTTTTCGCTGGTAAATTACAGTAACAAGACATTCTAATTATAATGTCTATATTTTTCTATACCTTTTAAAATTTGAAAATAATTACATATTATCAATAACATTCTTGACAATTCTTTGATGTACAGTTGGTGGTTCCCAGGTATTCCATACGTTAAACATACTATTCAAACCTTTGCAAGTAGGACATTGACAATTTGATACAGAAAAAGGTTGTTCCATTTCAATATCATCGTTTTCTTCTTCCATCTCCATTTCTTCTTCTTCGTTATTAATAATTTGTTTGTAATTTTCTAATTTTTGTAAAGCATTAGGTTGAGACCAAAATTGTTGATTATAAAAATTTCTAAACATAAGCCCTAGTTTAATATCTTCAGGGGTAATGCTGTTTCTATTTGCATGAGTAACATAAGTTTCAGCTAATTTTACTGCATCATCCATAACAACAGCAAAATTAGCTAGGATTTCTTTCATTTCTTGTTCACTCACATTACTTTCACTTTGTAACATGTTAAAACCGCTTTTCATAAAAGAGAAATCATTATTTTCCATTTTTTATGATGGTTTTTTATATTTATATAGATTATATTATGTACATTTGTAAACCTTATTGTGCTGTTGCCATGATTTTATTTATAGGTATGATTATTTGTATGACAAAAGCTGTACAAGACCCTAAATTTGATGAATTTGAAGCTACTCTTTCTACTGAACTTAAAGAAAAATACAAAGGTATAGTTAAAGAAAGAAGTAAAATTTATTATAAGAGTTTGTTATTATCTGTATTTTTTGCAGGACTTGTAGTTAAAATGAGTATGGATAAAGGATATGATAGAAAATCATTATTTTGTATAGCAGTTTCTATTACTCTTTTTTTATCAGCTGTCATTTATAAGGTTTATCCTAAAAGTGATTACATGATAATTCATTTAGAAGAACAAAAACAAAGAGAAGCTTGGTTGCGTAATTATAGAGCAATGCAATTAAATTGTCATGTTGGTCATTTATTAGGAACAATAAGTGTCAGTTTATTTTTATCATCTTTTTGTAAAAAATAATATATTTTTTTTCTAAGTTACTATTATAATGGTGAAAATCCCAAAAGACAAGAAAGGTCAAAAAAAGTTTTTGATAAAAGCTTTATTATTATTCACAGTTTTATATATTTGCCTTTGTATGGCAAAACAAAACTATTTCAAAAAAATGTTAAATACTTTATTAGGTCGTTCTGAAACATTTGTAAATCAATTAGGAGGAGCAGGAAGATATCATAAATTAACTGATAGTGATACAGTTGAATCAGTTATTAGTCAACATTCTGGTAACGAATGTACTATAGTAGCAGTAACAGCTGAATGGTGTGGTTATTGTAAAAAACTTTACGAATCAGGTGAATTGCAAAAAGCAGCTAAATCTCATCTTGTCGTTGTAGTAGATGAAAAACATAAACAAGCTGAAAAAATAATGAAAGAAACTGGTTCAGGAGGATTCCCTACTATTGCTATACATTGTAAACAAAGAGGTTTTGGAAAATACGAAGGACCAAGAACAGCTGAAGCAATGATCGCTGCATGTAGTTGTAATAGTGTTAAAAGTTCTGATACTAATCCTAAAATAATTAATGTACCAAATAAAGAAAATCCAATTGAATCTGCAAAAACTGTATGTAGAGAAACTGGTAAAGGGGTTTTAATTTGTTTATTAGCTGATTGGTGTGGTCATTGTAAAAGATTAAAGGAAAGTGGAGAACTTGACAAAATAGCAATGACGAATCCAGTTGTAGTTGCTACTGACGAAAACGAACACACAAGTTCTATTATGAATGAATATAAATCAAGAGGATTCCCAACACTTTTGATAATGAAAAAAAGTGGAATGGTAAAACCTTATGATGGTTCAAGAATGTCGCAAGAAATTGTAAAAAGTCTTTAATTAAAATAAGCATATTAAATGTATAATTTTTATACCTTCGATATGACTATTGACGTACCTTATTTACTTCCATTAAAAGATATAATCCGTAGAAGTTCTTTGAAAAGATATCAAGAATATTATAACTTATATTTTTTTCACCCAAAGGTAATACTGCAGCTACCCCGTATAATCCCCATAAAATAGTAAATAATGTTCCAAAATTCTTACCTTTTTCTGTTTTATTTGCATATTTATGGACAATCTTAAATGACATCATGAAAAATATAATACCTATTGATACACTTATGTATAATGGTAAAATTCCTATTTCCCCAAGGAATCCAAACAATAACATTAACCAATTATAAAGAAACATTTGTTTGATTTCATCTTGATTTTGATTATAAAAATCTTTAATTGTGATAGTAGTATCTTCTCCTTTTTCTTTTTTGTGAATATAGTCTAAATAAACTATAGTAGTAAAAAGCATCGTTGGAGTTGTTACTGCCCAATCAATGTATCTTCTAGGCGTAACTTTTTCAGCTACCATCATAGAACGGGTAATCCATATATAGAATACTATTTCAATAACTTGAACTATTGTTTCTAATGTTAAAAGTTCAGTTAAAACTTTATCTTTGGCTGATACATTAGTATTAGTTCCTAGATATGTTAAAATACCTGCTATAATTTGAACTTTAAGAGATATATCTGCACTCTTTTTAACTAATCCTTCCATTAATTATATCAAATATTTTTTCTACGAGTGAAAATTGCAAACAAATTCATTATTATATTATTAATACTACTTCCAATAAAATTTAAAGGTCTTACTATATCACAGAAAAGTATTATTCTTGTTTCTTCAGTATTATTATGCACTTCATGTAAATAAGTATCATCTAATAAAATTCCTTCTCCATCTTTCCAACTGTATTTCTCTCCATTTATAATTATAAAACAATCATCTGAATTGGGTGTAGATAAACCTAAATGAAATCTTAAACATCCTTTATACACTCCTCTATGAGCTACAATCTTAGCACCAGGAGATAGTACTGAAAACA